ATACAACAATCCCCGGTTTTAAAAAAGAGGGCGTTGGTTAGTAAAAAATCGATCGTGGTCGAGAACACGATGTCGGTTTTCAAGGCTTTTTCCAGGGACACGAATAACAAGGATGGTTTCAACCCGAGTTGTGGGATATGCGACGAGGTCCACGCCTGGACAACCTTTGATATTTATGACGTTATAGAATCGGGTATGGGGGCGAGAACCCAGCCGTTAATATTCATGACAACCACGGCAGGGTTAAATTTAAGTCTACCGTGTTACGATAAAAGACGTGTATACATAGAGATTCTTGACGGGATCAAGGAACAGGACGACACGTTTATTTTGATTTTCTCGCTTGACGAGAAAGATGATTGGAAAGATCCCGAAACATGGGTGAAGGCATGCCCGAATCTTGGAGTGTCAGTGAACATGGATTACATGGAACGTCGATTGAAAGCGGCCATGAATGACCCTTCAAAAGAAGTCGAGTTTAAAACGAAGAATTTGAACTTGTGGGTGGATGCCCCAACTGTATGGATTAGTGACGAGATTATAATGGCTAATAATCACGGGACTCTTGATGATACTTTGTTTGGGGAGGAATGTTACGCGGGGCTTGATTTAGCCTCGACCGGGGACATAAACGCTTTAGCGTTGTTCTTTCCAGGTTTGCCCCATAACCCGGTGAAGATGTTCTTCTGGATACCCGAGGCGAAAATGATCGAGAAAGAGGACAAGGTGAATTACAGGGTTTGGGTAGATCAAGGGTATATCACGACCACGTTAGGTAATATAATAGACACTGAATTCTTGAAAGAAGATATTGAATTGATCCTCCGGAAATATGACGTGAAGAATTTGTCGTATGATCCATTTTTGGCGGCAAACGGTGTGATACAATATTTAGGAGACCGGGGATATTACGACGTGATGGACGAATTACCCCAGCGGATCACGACCTTGTCGCAGCCCACGAAGGAATTACAAAGGATGTTACTTTCCCAATCGATGGATTTAATGAACAATCCCGTGTTACGTTGGATGTTCCGGAATGTTTTTATTTACACCGATCCGAACCTGAATATACGAATAGACAAGAAACGTTCGTCTGAAAAGGTGGACGGGTGCGCGGCCTTGGTTAACGCCGTGGCAGGTTACATGTCCCGGACGCTCGCCGATAAATCCAGTCAAATGTACAAGAGCCACGGGCTTCGGACGATAAAATTGTGATTCATGGAAGATAATACAAAAAATACAGAAGAGATCACTCCTCGTGTTTTAAAAATGACCACGAAACGGGGATTTATCGAGTTGTTTAACGAGGAATTGTACAAGGAAATGCGTAAGGGAAAACGGGGAAAGACCCAGGAAGAAATCTACGAGAGTCTTGAAACAGAATACGTGAAGTCGTTTAAACGCCGCCGCTACACTTCTTTTAATAGTTTTAGGCGAAGAAAAGACGCGTGAGGTGAAGAAACGCGACAATGTCGCGTTGATTGGTTGTAAAAACTGTCGTTTCTTTGTTGAAATATTACATGAAAATGCAGTTTTTACAATTGTTATCGAAAATCGGGCTTCAAAAAAGGGGTGTAGAAGTTAAGCCAGCCAGTGACTGGAAGCCTTCTTTTGTTCCCAATTTGAACGGTGTGGACGTGAATAACGACACGGCTTTACGTTTTACAGCCGTGTTCGCTGCCATGAGGATTCGTAGCGAGAACATAGCGTCCTTACCTAAATCTGTTTTAAAAGAAACAGCCTCCGGTAAAAAGATAGCGGTAGATCACCCGGTGCATGATATTTTGCATAAAAGACCCAACGGGTACCAGGATGTTTTCACGTTTTGGGCTTTTTTGAATAATTGTCTTGATGGTTGGGGAAACGCTTACGTGATAATTAACCGGGATTCTTACGGGGACGTGTCTTCCTTGTTCCCGGTTCACCCGTCCCGGGTTGTCCCCGGTTTGTATCGCGGGGTAAAATATTACAAGATTTCCGGGAATGATGGCTTGCAAGGTGTTTATAATGATACCGAAATTTGTCATTTCATGTTATTCTCGATTGATGGAGTGAAAGGTATAAACCCGATCGTGTATAACGCGGAGGCAATCGGGAATGGAATGGCCGCAACAAGGTTTGGAACGGAATTTTTCGAAAAGGGAGGTAATATAAAATCGGTTCTCGAAACGGATGGGAGTCTTGGGGATAAGGAGTATAACAATTTCATGAGGCATTACACTGAATCCGCTAAAAATTTTGAAACCCCGCTGCTCGAATACGGGATCAAGTTAAAGCAACTTGGAATCTCCCCGGAGGCGGCGCAGATGTTACAGACAAAAGCGTTCAGCATTCAAGATATTGCACGAATTTTTTCGTTACCGCCTCACATGCTGGCGGATTTATCTCGTTCGACTTTTAGCAATATAGAACACCAAGATATCCAGTTCGTCCAGTATTCATTACGACCATCCGTGAAACGGTTCGAGTATCAACTTGAGAACAAGTTGTTTTTTGAAGGGGAATCAGATACCTATCATATAAAATTTGACCTGAACGGTTTGTTGCGTGGAGACATGGCGAGTCGTGGTGCGTTTTACCATAACGGGATACAAGATGGTTGGTTGAATCGTAACGAGGTGAGAAACATGGAAGGACTAAACCGGGAGGATGGTTTGGAGAAGTTCATGTACCCGGCTAATTTGAACGTGGTAGGAGAAACAATAAATAAAGAGTAACATGAAAATAGACAATTATTGTAAATTTTTTGTTCGTGGTCTACCTGATGACGTGGAGACAAGTAGGACGGTAGAATTTATCGCTAGCGATAATTCTAGGGATAGTTACAGGACCGTGTTGCCTGTTGATAAGTGGGACTTGACACGGTATGAAAAAAACGGGGTCGTAACGTACCAGCATAACGCTTTTTCGTCTGATCCGGACATGGTGATCGGTAGGGGGGCGGCACGGGTGGAAAATGACCAGTTGATCGTGGCGATAACGTTTGAAACGGTGGATTTAAACCCGGTCGCTGACAAAGTTTTCCGTAAAATTTTGGTGGGAACAATTAACGCGGTGAGCGTGTTTTTTTATCCAACCAAACGAGGCTACTGGGGAACGGGTGAAGAGGCCGAGAACGGGACAAACCCGACATATTATTATGACGGGCAAGAATTGTTAGAAGTGGCCGTGGTGGTTTTACCGGGCAATAGAAACGCGACGAAAAGAGGGGTTGAGGAAATTCCGGACATTCTATCCGGTATTCATGATGCCTTGGGAGGGAAATACCAACGTTCCGAGATCGTGAAAATGAAGGTTTCCGACATTCTTGATTTGCTTGGGGATAAAAGAAATTTACTCGATAATGGAATCGAGGATACGGATTCACAAGGTCGTATCAGCTTGGCAGAAGCGGCTTTAGCAATGTCAAAATAATAACGTTTAAATTTATAATTATGAGTAGAAAGATTCACGAGATTAGGAAAGACCTTTCCCAGACGATTGAAAATTACCGGAAATTGGGAGAGGATAAAAAGGAAGAGGCTCAATCTTTGTTGACCAAGATTGATGAATACACCCGGGAGTTGAATGATGCCATTGTTGTTGACGCGGCGGACAAGGCGTTAGCGGCAAATCATATCACGGATTCGGAACGTCGTGAGGTTAATCGTTTTTCTTACGCCAAGTACATGCGTGAGGCTATCGATGGGAAATTGTCCGGGTTAGAAAACGAAATGGCCGCGGAAGCCAAACGTGAGGCAGCAAGTATCGGGGTGCAGTTAAAAGGTGTCGGAATCCCTCACCTGGTGTTATCCAATAAACGTGCCGCTACTGGACAGAACGTGACGGTTCCCGCGGAAGGAGGTTTCCTCGTGCAAGAAGAGGGCCTTGTTTACGTTGATGCCTTGCGGGCAAAGCTTATCTTGAACGAGTTGGGCGTTACCTTTTTAACCGGGTTAGTGGGAAATTTACCACTCGTGAAAGGTGGACAATTCACTGCTCAATGGCTTGATGAAAACGGGGAAGTGGAAGATGAGAAGACATCCTTCTCCAAGCATTTGTTGTCTCCCAAGCGTGTGGCGTTGACGGGAGCTTACTCGAAACAATTATTCATCCAAAGTGGAATCGATATTGAAAATTATATCGTTAATGAATTGACCACGGCACACGCCAAGGCGTTGAACGAGGCGATGATTAACGGTAGTGGTGCATCCGGGGAGCCTAAAGGTATTTTGAATCTGGACGGGATCGGTTCTGTTACTGGAGGGGAAAACGGTGCGGTCTTGGATTGGAAAAAGGTTGTTGGTTTGGAAACCGTCGTGGCCGTGGAAAACGCGGACCTTGGTTCGTTGGCGTACTTGACTAATTCGAAAGTTCGTGGAGCGATGAAGACAACGGAAAAGTCACAGGGAACGGCTCGCTTCCTCATGGAAGGTGGAGAGGTAAACGGTTACAAGACCGTCGTGACGAATCTTGTCCCTTCCGATATTAAAAAGGGAACTGGAACGAATTTGTCAGCCATGATTTTTGGAAATTTTGCGGATGTTGTTCTCGCGCAATGGGGCGGCTTGGATTTCATTATTGACCCGTACACGCTTGCGAAGAGCGGGGATATTAAGATTGTCGCGAACGCTTTCCACGATCTCGGGTACAAGCATGAGAAAAGTTTCGCGGCGATTAAAGACATAATAACAGATTGAAAATGCTGGTGAAGATTAAAAAGCCTATCAAGGGCTACGGGTATTATGGCGGGGAGACGGTAAGCCTCCCCGATGAAGACGCGGCCCGGTTGGTGAATGAAGGGTTCGCGATATTGATTCAAGACACGGAAGGCGAAGATGAAAACGTGCTCCCGGAGGGTTTACCGGCGAGAGCGATATTGGCCGGTAACGGTTTCACGAGCGTGGAACAAATTCTGTCAGCAAGAGAAACGTTAGAGGCGATCGAGGGAATCGGGGTAAAAACGGTGGAAAAAATTATCAGTTTTTGCGAGGAATATGAAGGTTAAACGTCTTGATACCGGTCAATCTCCTGTAACCTTGGAACAGGCTAAAAGACATTTGAGGGTAACCTCGAATGACTTTGATGCGGACATCACCGGGAAACTTGAAGCGGCAATAACGGCAGCGGAGAATTACACCGGGCTCATGTTACGAGAATACGAGTTTTCGGTAACGGGTGATTTTACCCGGCAAATCAAAACCGGAATCATGCCAATCAAAGAAGCTAGCGTGAAGGTAGACGGGAACGAGATTAACGATATAGATTGGGAAGATAGCACGGTGATCCTTCCGGGCACGTGTAGAGGGAGCAAGATCGAGATCAAGATAAAAACCGGGTTTGATATTTTTCCGGATGATATAACAGCCGCCATATTGCTTGTAACGGGGCGTTTCTTCGAAAATCCTTCTGATAGCGTGGAAAATTTGCCGAAAGCATCATCTAATTTACTTAACGCTTACAAAAGATGGGGAAGATAAATATAGGGGCCTTCACGGATAGAATCACTTTCTTGAAGGCGATTAACAGCAAGGGGGAGATGGCGCAGTTACACAAACAGTACGTGGTGTTGACCACTGTTTTCGCTGACGTGCAGGTACTGCCAACGAATGAATCAATCGTGGAAGGTAACCTGATCGCTCTTGAAAAGATTCACGTGGTGACTTACACCTTGCCGGGCGTAAACACGAGTTGTATCATTCGATGGGGAAGTTGTGATTATAATGTTTCCTGTATCGTGCATGATAAGACCCGGCCTTTCATGGAATTGGACGCTATAAAAATGTTGAAGGATGAAAGATAACCGGGTCATGTTGAAAGGAGTGGATGACGTTCTTCGATTGTTGAACGATTACCCGAACGAAATAAACAGGATTGCCAGGGCGGCATTACGTAAAGCTATTACACCACTGGTGAAAAGTATTAAAAGCGGTAGCCCGGTTAAAGGGGTGAAGATAAAAATAAAGCCTCTAAAAGGAATGAACCCGAGCTTGAAGTTTGGTTATTTCGGGGAAGTCGGTAATTCTAATCGCTTGGCGCTCTCTCCCTGGTTTAAAGCGTACTTCTTGAATTACGGGACGTTGAATCGTAGACATTCAAGTCACAAATTTCAAAACCCGGTGAGATTTCGGCACACGAAACAAAAAGAGGGTATACGTCCCCGGTTATTTTTTGATAAAACAGTGGAAGGGCAGGAACAGCAGGTTTACGACAGGTTTGTAGAGTATTTAGTTGATGGAGTGAACAAATTTTTAGCACAACAAAAATAATGCGCACGGAAGAAGCGATTGCAGGGATTTTTAACGGGGTTGTCGATGCTTACAACATGGTTTCGAATGTTGAAAGTTTACCCTATGCCGTATTCCAGGTGAGTGAAAATCCAGTGTCTAGTAAAGATGGCGTGTACCGGTACGATCACGGCGTGGTTATTAACGTCGTTGCTGGAAGTTTTGATGAATGCAAGGATATTTCAGACCGGGTTATGAAGAATTTGTTATCCCTTCGAGATGATGATCTATCCGTGACGAACTTGGCGATTTCAGGAGAAACCGATGGAGATATATACATGAGAAAAATGGAGTGTTTAATAATTGAATTTGTATAACATGGGAAAGAAAATACTTGGTTATAATATAACCTTAAAAGTGGGAGAGAAGGTATTTGCCGCCACCACGAGTAACTCGTTTGATATTACCCCAAACGTGAAAGAGTCACAAACCAAGGATGACGAGGGAACAAAAAATAAAACGGTATCAGGTTATGAATACAGTTTTGGAATTGATGCCGTGGTTGAGTTGACAGAGGAAGGAGAAAAGGCGACCCGGATCGGGCGTGATGAAGCCGTTGAAATGACTTTACTTGGAGAACCGGTTGACTTCGTTTATTCAGTAAAGGGAGGAAAAGCTTATAAAGGTAGAGCGATTATTTCGGCTTTTTCTGAAAAATCCGATTCCGAGAACGAGGCCACGATCTCGCTAACCTTGCAAGGAGTGTCTAAATTAACCCCGGTAGAGCCAGCAGCATGAAAAATTATTATTTATCAATAGGAGGAAAGAAAGTCCGGGTTGAAATGAACTGGAACGCCATGATGACCTTTTGCGAGGAAAAGGGTATTGATGACCTCTCGAAACTAGGCGAGGACGGGAATGTAACCCCACGTGATCTTTTGACAATCATGTACTCGGCGATAAAAGAAGGGGAGAGGATGGAAGGGCGCAAGTTCGAGTTAACAAAAGAAGGGTTATCCGAGATCGTCAGGCCTTCGGACATCACGTTGTTCTTGAAAATCTATAAAGAACAATGCGGGGGTGGTGATGATGTTACGGGAAAAGTGGGCGTGTCAAAAAAAAAGAACGTCTTCCAACGACTTATTTCAAGGGGATAGCGCTCGGGCAGATGGGCATGACGGTAGCGGAGTTTGAAGAAATGCGGGTGGGTGATTTCTTTTTGAAACTTCGCTACTTCATGGCGGCCAAAGAAGAAAAAATTATTCTTGATTCGAACCTGATCCGGTTACAGACCGTCGAGTTGTTGAATATACAGGTGGATTCAAGAAGTAGAATAAAAGACCCGAGGGATTTGTGGCGATTTCCCTGGGAGGATGAAGACGAGAACGAGGGGATGCTCCCGGATTTGGAGAGTACAGACGTGAGGCAAAATTTGAAAAACTTGTACAAGGTATGGGAAAGGGATTAAATTTAAAAGCGATATTTTCTGCTGACACGAAGGACGTGAAGAAGGGGGCGAAAGAAGCACGGGAAGCTATTTCAAATTTTGAAGGTAAGGCTTCCGGGATGCTTGATGAATTCGCGTCGTTGTTTGGCATGTCAATGGGACGGATCGGGGAGGAAATGAAAACGTTCAAGGGTGGACTATTATTAATGCAGAAAGGAATGGAAGGATCGGCAGGGGGAGCCGGGTTGCTTTCTAATGCTTTAAAATTTTTAAAGGTAGCGCTAATCTCGACGGGGATCGGGGCGATCGTGGTGGCTTTGGGGTCCCTTATCGCTTATTTCACGAAGACTCAAGCCGGGGCAGACAAGTTACGTCAATTCCTCGAACCCCTTAAAACGGTGTTTCAAGTGATCATGGACACGGTTGCTGCCTTGGGTGGTAAAATATTTGACGCGTTCACGCACCCGAAACAAGCGATTAAGGATTTGTGGGAGTTCATTAAAAATCAATTCGTGAACCGTTTGATGGGTTTGGCTGGCATGGTTAATAATCTAGCGAAGGTCGTGTGGTCTGTTTTGAAGTTTGATTGGGGTGCGGTAAAAGAAAATTCAAAAGAATTACTGACTTCTTTTAACCAGACGGTAACGGGGTTGAACAAGCAACAGCAACAAAGCGCGATCAATGCTTTGAGTGCTTACGGTAGTAAATTGAAGGGGACCTACAATGATGCTCAAACCCTTGAAATTCGTAGGCAGAAATTGGAGAAACAACGAATAGCGTTTGTAAAAGAAGAGGCCGATTTGCAGCGAAAGCTGGCAAATTTGAGATTAAAAACGGAGGACAAGGAAAAGTATTCCGCGATGCAACGTTATTTCTTCAATCAACAAGCAATGGGAGTTCTTGACGTGTTGGGTAGAAAGAGGAATGCCTTGGCGAAAGAAGAATATGATATAATGGTCGCTCAAAACGGGTTAGCTGAAAACATGAACAAGGATTACGAGGAAGAGAATAACCTGTATAAAGCGATGGTTGACACGCAAACTCAAATCCTTTCCCAAAAGAAAGAAATGGTTGCCAAGAACAAGGAATTAATCACGCAAGCGAAAGCCCTTGATTTTGCCATTGCTAAAAACTTGGAAAAAGAACAACGGCAAGCTAAAAAAGACGGGAAAAAGAGATACATACCGTTAACTTATAAACTGGAATTGGCCCCGGTAGACACGGGACCTCTTCAAAAAATTGTAACGGATTATTCGGCATTTGATAAAGAGATCGTTGATATTTCCGCTTCAATAAACGAGGCGTTTCAAAGTATCGCGGTGGGATTTGGTGAAAGTCTTGGTCAGATAATCGCAGGAACCGGGAGTTTGAAAGGGTTTGCGACGATGGTGGCGGAAGTGTTCGCGGATTTAGCGATACAAGTGGGTAAGATTGCAATACAGTTAGGGGTGGCAATGATTGCGATACGAGCTAGTTTGAATTTTGGAAATCCTTATGCTGCAATTGCAGCGGGTATTGCCTTGGTTGCGTTGGGAACTGCCGTAAAAGCTTCTCTCAGTCAGGTTGCAAGTGGTGGGGGAAGTTCCTCTTCAAGAAGTTATTCCAATACGTTAGATGTCCGTACTGATCGTTCCGGGGAGAGATATACAAAAGAGGTTAATTTAAATGTAACGGGAAAACTTGAAGCACGAGGAAGTACTCTTGTTGCTGTGATTGATTCAGAAAATAAACGTAAAAGATTAACTACATGAGTATGTACGGAACACGCTATATTTTAAGATGGGAATCTGAGAAGTATAATCATGATTACAAAATTCTGATCAAAGAGCGGGATTATACCGGAGTGGCAGAAAACAAGTCTCTCGGGGCAGCTCCTTTGTTGCGTAGGGATGATTCTGACTCTGGAATATCCGGCACGTCCTTGGAGATGGTCGTACAGGCAGACGTGGACGGGGAATTAACATCCTTGTACACGGTAGACAACAAGTTGTTTCTCGTCGAGTTGTATAAAAATGGGGTGTTGATCTGGACTGGTTATGTTCTCCCGGAGAAATACTCGGAACCTTACATCTCGGTACCATACGACGTTAGCGTGACGGCGAGTGACGGGCTTGGAATATTGAAAAATATCCAGTACGCTCAAACGGGTACCCGCTCGATATTTGAAATTATAAAATATTGCTGTGATCAAACGTCTCTTCCCTTGGGATTTGAAATATCTTTTTCCTTGCTTGAAAAATCGATGTCTAGCATGGAATCCGTGCTTCACCAGGCAACGTTAAACACGGGCACGTTTAACGGTATGACTTGTTACGAGGTGCTTGAAGAATGCATGACATCCCTTGATTGTTTCATCACGCAAAGCGAGAACGGGTGGTTGATCTGTTCCCTAGTAGACGTGGATAAAGGCGGGGATATTTATAATAACCAGGGGACGAAAACTGGTAACGGTAAGCGAGAAAAAATGGTTCTCGGGTCTACCGGGGAGGATTGTTATCCCCTCGGTAGCTTGACGAACGAGATTATCCCGGCAAGCAAGGTGGCAACGTTTATCTATGATTACAACAAACGCCCCTCTTTTTTGTCGAATTATGATTTCCGGAAAGGACTTGAAGGATGGATCGCCGGGGGAAAGGCTATATATAGTCATAGCGTGAACGACGTGCATTTTGTTAACTTGTCAGAAAAGGGGAGTGTTTACCAACAGATTGGCGTGGAAAAAACGACTCAAGTCCTTAGTATTGCGGTGAACTATTGTTCATCAACAACTCCCATCTACTGGGGAGGGAACATTCCAGAAACAGGGTCGTTTAATATCACTATAAAGTTAACGGATGGCACGACGACAAAATACTTGTCCCTGGAAGAAGGGTGGAGGGATGCGGAGTATTCATTTCCCCGGTCAAGTACCACGAAAAAGTTACAGATGTTCCAGCGATACCCGTTCTCGGAATCTGATTTCGAGAAACTTGAAATCACGGCAGACGGTTTCCCGTTCTCCGGTAAACTGGAAATAAAGTTTCAAGACACCACAAACCTCGGGAACGTCACGAATCACGTTACTAACGTGGTCGTTACTCACATCGTGTCCGGGGGAATTGACGTGGAAGCGACTCTTGTCGAGGCAGCCTCGGAAAATCACGGGGAGGTGAAAATCGCTTTCGGTGATACCCCGTTTACCGAAAATGCCGATTTGTTGTTTAACAACGTGTTGCACGTGAAAAACGGGGGATTTACCTCGGAATGGATGATCGGCGAGAAAACAGATTCATTCCTGTACACGCTGTTGAAATCAACGTGTAGCCGGATTGGCTTTCCCCGGAGGCAACTTACCGGGGTAATTCAAGGTCGAGACCTTCATACTTTCATGTTACTCTCCGACAAGTATAGCGATACCCTGTTTCACGTTACAAGTGCCGCGTTGAATCTACTTGCAGACGAGATGGACGTTACTCTCGAGCAATTCATGCCGTATAGAGAATTGTCCGGGGAAACAATCGAGTCGGCTCGTGTCACGGGTGGTAACACTAGCGAGTATCGCAGTAGCGGGGAAAACGAAACACGGGTTTATCAAAGCGGGGCGGGTGTCCCGATGAGAATACGGGACCTCTCCCCGTCCGAGCTAAAACCTGGTAGTGTCATAGAGGTAGACCGTACGAACGTGGCGAAATCCGGTAAAGCGACGTTACAGGAATTACTGGGGTTCATTCTTGAAACAGGAAGCGTCTGGACGGAAGAAAAATTAAAAGTGATCAAGGGATACATCCTTTACCTGGGGGAAAAGATTAAAGCGGGAGATTCTGACCTGTGGGCGGGTAATTCTTTCGAGGATTACCTTGATCAACCCGTCCGTAAATCCGATGACGTCAAGTTCAATAGCGTTACCTCCACCGACTTCGAGAGTAAATTAAAGGGCTGGATAATCGACGCATTGGGAGATGCGGAGTTTCGGAAGTTAATTTTACGGGAGGGTTTTAAAACGGCTGATTTTATTCCCGGTGTTGTCGGTGCGGGGACTGGAATGGTCGGGACGGAAGACTTCACGACTGGGAAATTAACTGTTCGGAATTACATGGAAGTAATGGCACTTGCCGTGGCACAAGTGTTTTGGCGTGGGGGACGGGACGTGCATTCTCCTTCTGGGATGAAGGTAAATAAGGTCAAGGAATACCCCGATTACTGGCGTTGTTACATGGAAACTTCCGAGGGACAAAAGAACACTTGCACGATCGGGGCGCAGATGCGTTGTGACAAGTACGGGGATGGCAAGGAAAAATATTACTGGAACCTTGTAATGGGTATCGGGGAGGATTACATAGACTTGTCGAAGACTGACCGTGATGGTGTTGACGTGCCGGAGGTGGGGGATGAACTGGCACAGTTCGGGCACCGTACAGACCCGAATCTCTCGTGGATCCTTGTTATTTCATCCATGATGGAAGACGCCGGGATGACGATGTACGCCGGGGTGAATAGTTACACGCTATCGGGAAAATGGGCTATTAGCATGGGTAAAGACCCGAACGGGAGTAACCGGGTGGGAGTATTCACGAAAAACGGGGAGTTCTCTGATATTATCGAGGGGTTGGAGGAAAAAATTCAAGACGCCATAGTCAAAACCATAGACATAACCGCTTCCTCGCAAGTGTTTAAATACGGTCCCGGTTTCACTGGAAACCCGATCCCGGCAACGATAACATTGACAGCGATGGCCTCGAAGATCGCCCCCGAATCCTACCAGTGGCAATTTTTACACGGTACGGGTTGGGTAAATATTGAAAGCGCCACGAAAAAAACGTTGGATGTCATGCCGGGAGACCCGGTGTTATTCCCTTCCGGTACTAACGTGAGGTCGTTCCGGTGTGTTTGTAACGGGGACGAGAGTTTCACGGACGTGTTCACGCTGGCGAAGTTGGCCGACGGGGCCGCAGGAAAACCCGGCACGGACGGGAAGGGAATATCATCCACGGCCGTTACCTATCAAGCATCCACGAACGGTACCACCGTTCCTTCCGGGACGTGGGAAAACACTATCCCTTCCGTGTCGGCCAATCAATACTTGTGGACTCGCACGATCATCACCTACACCGATGGCACGACAAGCACTTCTTATTCCATCGGTAAGATAGGAGCTACCGGGGCCACGGGAGCTGCCGGGAAGGGGATAAAATCCACGGCCGTTACCTATCAAGCGTCCACGAGCGGAACCACCGTTCCCACCGGGACGTGGGGAACCACTATCCCTTCCGTGTCGGCCAATCAATACTTGTGGACCCGCACGATCATCACTTACACTGATAACACGACAAGCACGTCCTATTCTATCGGCAAGATGGGAGCTAACGGGATGAAGGGAGACAAGGGTGACGCTGGCCGGGGAATATCGTCCACGGCCGTTACCTATCAAGCATCCACGAACGGTACCACCGTTCCTTCCGGGACGTGGGAAAACACTATCCCTTCCGTGTCGGCCAATCAATACTTGTGGACTCGCACGATCATCACCTACACCGATGGCACGACAAGCACTTCTTATTCCATCGGTAAGATAGGAGCTACCGGGGCCACGGGAGCTGCCGGGAAGGGGATAAAATCCACGGCCGTTACCTATCAAGCGTCCACGAGCGGAACCACCGTTCCCACCGGGACGTGGGGAACCACTATCCCTTCCGTGTCGGCCAATCAATACTTGTGGACTCGCACGATTATCACTTACACCGATAACACGACGAGTACATCTTACTCGATAGGGAAAATGGGTGCTACTGGTGCCGCCGGGGCGGCGGGAAAAGACGCTTGTACCGTGTTGTTAACCAACGAGGCTCACACGGTGGCTTGCGATGCCAACGGGAATCCATTACCGGGAGAACTGGCGAAAGCGACAACGAAAGCGACAGCTTACAAGGGAACGACCAAATTAACGGGGGTATCAACCACGGGCGATTTAGGAGCGGGCAAATTCTCGATAGGCACGAAACAAGAAACGGGAGGAACTTTCGCTTGGAATGGCGTGGATGGAGTCAAGTGTACCACCATGACCGCCGACACGGCATCTTGTACCTTCCGTGTTTACCTTGAATCCGCTTCCGTTTACGTCGAGAAAACATTTATTGTCACGAAAGCGAAATCCGGGGAAAATTACTGGAAAACTGACGTGTGGCTGGATGCTTCCTCTTATGATGCGGACAAGTGGATACCTTTCACGGGCACACCGTTGTCACGAATTGGATATAACAGGATATGCGTTTCGGTGGCATTGAATAGCGGCACTAAACCGGCTTGGAGTACTCATAACAGTGGTTTTTCCGTGGACTTTGATGTAGACATGCAGGCGAGCGGGTGGGGAGCGACAGATGCCCAGACTTTAATTTACGTTGATACGTTCAAATTTTGTTCGTCATCCCCGGTGAGTTGTGGGCAAATGACGTATTCTAGTACTCCTGTTTTGTACTTGCGTGGTGGTGGTAAATATCACGTTAAAACGGATTTCCCGGTTACTTGGACTCCTAGACCGGACGGGTACACGTGGACTAGTGGATCGTACACGCAATCGGTAAGCCCGCAAACGAGCCGTCCTAAACCAGTAGGAACAAGTATAATCGGTCGTGGTGTTAGATCGGTGGCGAACAAGTACGCGGTTTCATCAAGCAACACAACGGCCCCAACATCATGGTCAGACACGGTTCCAGCCACGACGACGACGAATAGATACCTTTGGAATTACGAGATTATAACCTACACGGACGGCACGACGGCGGAAACGAACAAGCGAGTGATCGGGGTGCATGGAGCCACCGGAGCCACGGGAGTGGGGATTAAATCGATCACCGAGTATTACCTCGCTTCCGCTAGTGCAAGTGGCGTGACAGCATCCACCTCTGGATGGACGACCGGGATGCAAGTCACCACAACGACAAAGAAGTACTTGTGGAATTACGAGATTGTCACGTACACGGATAATAGTAAATACACTAGCACGCCCGTGATCATCGGGACTCATGGTGCCACCGGAGACAAGGGGGACACTGGTGCGGCTGGTAAGGGCGTGAAAAGCACGGCAATTGCTTATCAAGCCTCAAGTTCTGGAACTACAACCCCTACCGGGACTTGGAGTAGTAGCATACCTGCCGTTGCTGCCGGGCAATACCTTTGGACCCGTACAATCATAACTTACACGGACAACACGACAAGCACGATGTATTCTGTCGGTAGAATGGGTACGAACGGCATGAATGGTAACGCCGGGAACGGGGTGAGTAGTACCACTATAACTTATCAAGCCTCAACATCAGGCACCACGGCACCAACGGGTACATGGAGCAGTAGTATTCCAACGGTTGCGGCGGGTTCTTATCTTTGGACGAGAACGATAATTAGTTACACTAATGGTACGAGTTCTACAATTTACTCGGTGGGAAAAATGGGGAATACCGGAGCGCAGGGACAACCAGGGGAATCGATTAACGGGAAGATGTTGTATCGAGACCCGGAATTTAAAGTAGGGTTAAACGGGACTAGAACTTATGGTGCGCAGAATGGCGGGGGAACCGTGGTAATATCTCGCACGAAAAAATCAACAGGTCAAAATCAAGCGGGATCGTTGACATCCACCGAGGCGGCCCAAATAAAGGAAAAACTATCGGGTTCCCCGTACTCGGAATCGGATTGGTGCTTGTACATCAAGTGTCATGGTGGCACGTCAACAGGTCATCTAGGAGGATTCTACTTCGGGAATCAATCGAGAGCGAATGCCGTGTTCATCGTTAAAGTTAGTGCCAAAATACCCGTCGGGTACACGCTTAAAAACGCTCATAATTCACATGGAACAGGTTACAAGCAGGAATTTCTAACCCCCATGGTGGGAACGGGGAAATACGAGACTTATATTTTCAAGGAAACTTGCGGTCCAACCGGAACTTTTAACACCGTGAATCACCTTTACCTTTCTGGCCCGGTGACAACCGAGGCCGCCTCTTGCGAGTGGTTCGTGGATTACGCAACTGTCTTTGACCAAACGTCGGACGGGTATGCCGATATAGAAATCGTCACGAAAGATTCTTTCGCGGTACAGCTTGGGTTTACGAATTTCGAGGCACTGAAGGCGAACGCTTTAACTAAAGGTCCGCTAATAAAAGCGGGGCTTATTAACGCGGATGTTATAGATGTCAACACGCTGGCGGCCAATAACGCTTTTATCGACAAGTTAAGAACGAACATCCTAAAAGCTAACGTTATCACGGCCAATATGATTTCCGTTATCGGTTTCACGTTTGCCGACAACAAGATAATTGGCGGCAAAGACTTTGGTGTGGGACCGGGGGTAAAGGTAACATCAACGGATTCGGAGAAATCATTTAAAGCTTACAAGGATGCTAGTAACTATATTAGCATGTACTATAATAGCGCTAGTGACTGGGGGTTGAAAGGGGTTGTGGGAGGTGCGGAACTGTTAAAATTAGGGATAACGAACAAGCTCGGTCCTTTCGCTATCGAGGGATCGTGGCTAAGGGGTAGCAACCTGGCTCTATCTGGTTCCCAGTTAAATTTCAGTTATAGCGGCCATCAAGTGTACGTGGGTAGTCATCCTGACATGACTACCGCCGGGAATGCCAAGCTGGGGACTTTCATGTTGTCCGGGGGAGGTTATGGAGGTCTGGGTAGTAATAAACAAGTGGCGTTGATCGCGGGAGCCCCCAATAATGGTAATGCTTATGCCATGGCAGTGACACAGGGGATGTTAAAAATATTTCCAAACGTGCATATCGTGTCGGGAGTTTTCAGGGCTTACATGACGGGAACCAACCCGGGTATAACGCTGGGGAACGAGTATCCCAATATAATATGCCTTTACGGTACTGGCAACAGGAAGAAAGTAAACTTGTACGCGGGTATGGAAATCGGAAGCCATTTTTTCATAACAAGCGAGGCCTCGCAAGGGTTTGACGTGTTATGCACGGGAAGTGAAAGATTTTACCGCAACGGGAACACGTACGTGGCTGTCCAGTCAAGTGGACAAGATACTGTTCTCGTGATGAAGACGGACACGTACAAGTGGACGGCCTGCCAGCTGCCTATTAACTGGCTTGGGACGTGGAATCCTTGATTGTAAGAAGTGAATTAATATCGAACATGTAAAATTAACGAGTATGAAACTGACATTTGTAGACAGATTTGCCATTAAGAATCTCATTCCTGATCAGGCTAACATCATAAAAGGTATGTTGTTCAATTCAATCGCCAAAAAAGTGGATTTCACCCCGGGGGAGATAGATCGTCATGAACTTTTGAATGAAGAAACGATTATAAACAATATCACAGAGACCATAGATGTGGTATTCGAGGAATCCGAGTTAGCGGTACTGAGAGAGAGGATCGACGAGATGGATCAAGCGGGAACGATTCCATTGCAGCTTATCGATTCTTATTGCAAGATAAAGAACACGAACGTTTAATTTAAAAATTATAGAAATGGAAATTAATTACAAGACGGTA